GAAATCACGTTATTTCTAAATAAGATACTACAATGTGCAACTGATTACCAGCTGAAGCTTGTGCTTTAAGTTCTTGTCCTGCTTGTATAACTAATGGTTGTGTAAGTAATTCTTTAGTTTGATTAGCAGCTAAACCTTCACTTTTAAATAAACTAAAAATGTTACTAGATTCAACTAATGTAATATCTATAGTTGGTGTAGCACCTGTATCTTCAGATACTAATATAGATTTTAAAATACAAGTAGATCCAGTAGGTACATTAAGTAACACTACTAGACCATTTGAAGTTAAATCTGCTTTAACATTTTTGTATGTATTAGCCATTATAAAACTATAGTATTAGCTTCTTCCTCTGTTAAAGGTTCTCCTGCTATAAGTTTAGCTTTAGCACTAGCTTTAGTATCTATTTTAGCTTGGTCTTGTGCGTCAAGTTCTGAAACTTTAGCTTGTACTTCTTCCCAAGTTGGTGCTGTTCCACTAAACACTTTTTCATCTTCGTTAAGACCATTAACAAATGTTCCATCTTTATTAGCATCATATTCTGCTTTAGTTGTTGGTTCATTACCTTGCCAACCATTAAAGTTTTCAAATGTTACTATTGCTTTTAAAAAGTTTGACATTATGCTGATACCTCCTGCATTATAAATGTTGTTGCTGTTTGTTGGTTTCTTGCCTGTTCATTATGATTAAAGTTTATAGTACCGGGTTGATTAGCACCACCATCTCTAGGATTATAACCTGCATAAAAAGTATGTGAACCTGCACTTACTCCTGTAAATCTTTGATTATAAATAAATCCACCGGGGTGGTTTCCAGTAGATGTTGGTATATATAATATACCTTTGTGATGGTCGCCATCATCTGAAGGTTCAGCACCTCCACCATCAATAATACCATATGGACCAACATGGTCAGAGTTTTCTCCAGTTACCGGAATAATACCTTGAAGAATAAGTATTGATGAAGCTTCACTTTTTGTAAAAGAAAAACTAAACATAACTCTATGTGCAGCATCACTATGATTTGTTCTAGTATCATTCTCATAATATGTATGTTTTATCCAACCTGCTGTATTATCTGCCCAAACAGGATTAGCACCAGAACCTTGTGTTTTTAAAAATTGACCAGAAGTTCCAGCAGCTAATCTAGCAAGTCCACTTCCATCTCTGTAAAGTATATCGCCTTGTGTTGTTAATGTAGTACCTACATCTGTACCATCAGTACCTTTTGCTGCTAATTTTGTCCAATAGGAAGCGTTGGACGTTGCATTACCAGATCCAGCTTGGATAGCAATAAAAGTTTCATTGCCGAAAGTGACGATGTCATCAACTACATATGAAGTACTATTATTGTATGCACCTCTGAATACTGGCTTAATTCTTCCTAAATTTATTGTTGCCATTTATATTTTCTCCTTTGTTGTTAGACTGTCACTAACAGTTCACCATCTGAGTTCACTGAAAATGTAAGTCCTTTTTTACTAAAAAAGCTCTCATCAAATAAATCTGTCTGAGAACCATCGTTTGTTGCTACTGATATATTATCAGCACCATTTGTTTTTGTAAGAATAAGATCCTCTTTCTGACTACCAGTACCATTAGTTTTTTTAAAACCATATAGGTCTGTATTACCTAATGATTCCTGTGTAGAAGTAGCAATTTCTGCTAATTCAATCTTACCACTGCTGATCATGTCAGCTAAGTCTCTTGCTCTTGTCATATTATATTACCAAAGTATCTGCTTCAGCTTCAGTTAAAGGCTCACCAGCCACTAACTTTGCTTTAGCACTAGCTTTTAAAGCGTCATTAGCTTCTTTTTCATTTTTATTTGCTTGTTTTTCTGCTTTTGCAGCTTCAACAGTTGCATTGTGTTCTGCAATTTCTGTTTCTGTCATACTTACAATTTTATTATTTACTATTTTTTTCATAATTATTTCACTCCATAAACTCGAATTGTGCCATCATCTAGGTTAGAACCACTACCATCATAAAATCTGACAAAGTTAATTGTTCCACCAGTACCAGGATAATAAGAAAAACTATTATAACCATAATAATTTCCATTATTTGCGTGTCTAGTAACTGCATCAGCTATTGTTGCGTTGTAGTCATTAGTACCACCTTCGGATTGCATTAAGTGAACTCTTGCATAATTAACAGAACCAGCTCCTGTGTTAGCATCTTCAAATATTCTATGACCTGCTGTGTGATTACCACTCCACCCAAAACCAGAACTTGAATTATTTAATTGATGATACATTGTACCAGAAAAATTAGTTTCAAAATTTGAACCATTATCTATTGATACTTTCATCACAAAATCTAAATCAGAACCACTTCCACTTAACCCATGACATGTAAACCAGAATGATTTATAAGTTGAAGTTAAAACAGTATTATTAAAATCTACTTGTGCAACTGCACTTGTAATTTGTGTTTCTGCAATTTTTACATAATCAGATGATATATTTTGAAATTCTAATGCACTTGCACCAGAATTTACAGCAATCACTTGATTTGCTGTTCCAAGTGAAGTTAATCCTGTACCACCTTTAGTTGCTGGTACAGTAGGTAATCTGTCACTTGAAAGTGTACCACTTGTTATTGTAGATGCTGCCAAACCATCTGTTACTGTTAAAGTTTGACCAGTAGGAATAGTTATAGTTGAACCTGCACTTCCTTCAATCTGGTCTACTTTTATCTTACTAGCCATATTGTTTTCTCCTTATGTTATTATATAAATTCAAGTGTTCCATTACCTGCAATCGTTAAAACTGCATTTCCTGTTACACTTATAACTCCTTTTAAAAACGAATTTTTCGTTGAAGAAGTTGTTATTGTTGTGTTAGCAGAAACTGTATTGTAATTTGAAAATACATTTCCTACTGTTGTTATTTCTGATGCTTGTATTGTAGAAAATTCTAATGCTGATGCACCAGAGTTTACAACTAAGGCTTGTCCTGCTGATCCAATAGATGTCAGTCCAGTACCACCTTTTGTAGTAGGTACAGTTGGTAAACGATCAGTGCCTAATGTTCCTGATGTAATGTTTACTGCATTTATTGCTGCAACATTAAATGTTCCAAATCCTACTAAATCTAAAATATCACCTGCAGCTGCACCAGATGCCAGAACAACAGAGTTACCTGATGTTACTGTAACGTCAGTTCCATTAACAAGTTTTACACCATTAAGATAACAATCAATAAATGGTGAATCATAACTAAGCGTATTTCCTGCTGAGTCAACTCCTGTAAATGTAGTTTGACCAGCAGTAGCTGTATATTGAAATCTAGCAGAAGTACCATTAACAGATGATCCTGCGTTTGCCCAACCAGATGATTTGTAAACTTTTAATTCATTAGCAGTAGTGTCAAAATATAAATCACCAACATCGAGACTGCTTGTCGGAGCAGATGATGCTACTCTATATCTTTCAGCAAATGATGTAACACCTGCTAAGTTATTAGATACATTTGTTACATGACCACTAGACTCTGCTGATGCAAGAGCTGATAATCCTGATATTCCTGCAAGTGTAGCAATATTATTTGTAGGACTGATTTGTCCAGCTACTGTATTAATATTTGTAGTATTTGCTCCAGCAGCAGATATATTAGTTGCATTGGCAGCAACAGTCGATACTTCAGATGCTTTTGGAACTAATCTTGCAAATGTGTAAGTGTTTAGTGTAGTTGTAGTTTCAACTAATAATCCAAAACCTGATGCAAATGTGACTGTGTTTCCACAACCATTCAAGGTAACTGTAGAGTTTCCAAGTGTTCCATTAGCTATAGTAATTACTCCAGAGCTGTTAGAAGTTAAATCTGTTGATAATGCTGTAATACTAACAATAGTACCTGTTCCATTATTTACGTCTGGATTAGCATTAGGAAAACTTGTTTCGTTTGCTATTGGTATAAATCCACCTACATCATCAACGATGTCTATAATTCTGTTTGATACAGCAGCAGTTGTTGCTACTTTAGAATCTGAGTTACTCCAAGCATCTCCTGATGCTATTGTTTCTGTAGAGTCTTGTCTAAAATATCTAGCGTCAGAAGCAGATGTTGTAAATACAGTTGTATCATTAGGTGTATGTCCTGAATGAGATGAATTATCTATTAATAATCCTGAAGATAAATTTGATCCTGAAATAATACCAGTTGGTATTGAGTTATTTGTTTTTGATAAAATACCTACATAAATAACTAAAGTTTCATTTTGTAAAGATCCTGAATCCCAAGTTACGTTTACTGTTGTATCTCTTT